GTTAAATCGTCGGGGTGTATTCCTGTCCATAGAACAATATGCTTTCTTTGAATAATCTTTGGGTTGTCTTCAAAGAATATCTGTAACACATTGTATCCCATATTAAACGCATGGTTTGCTACTTTAGTTAGTAAAGTGGATTTACCCACACCCGTAGGTGCTAAGATAACACCAATTTCTCCTTTTGCCAAACCACCTTTTAATAATCTGTCAATACCTGGGATACCCATAGGTATTGGGTGTCTGTAATCCTCATTCAATACCTCATCCAAGTTTGAGAACACATCCATAAGGGATGTCTCTCTTTCACCTACTTGTAATGCGGATTTAAATAATTCTTCGATTGTGTCATAACTTTCAAACTCCCCTCCGTCGATGATTTTTTGAGCCTTTGTCATAGCCTTTGAAACTTCTTGTTGTTTACAGAACTTCAAAGCCTTTTCTTGTACGAACTGTGGACCGTCAATGTTAACGTCCTTGATTTTTTTCACAGTATCGAGTACAACTTTCGCTACCATTTCTTGGGGTAGTTCGCTCCTTGTAATCTGATTTAGAGTTTCAAAAGATGGTGTAACTTCGTATTTCTTATAATACTCCTTAACCATTTGTAGGATGATTTTGAAGTATTTGTTCTCGAAATAACTAGGTTCAATAACATCAACAATAGAGTGGGCGAAGTCCTTATCTACAACAATCTGATTAAGTAATTGTAATTGAAATGATTGTCCTAAATATTCAAAATTTTTCTCGGTCGCCATATAAAATCTCCTTGATGTATTGATAAATATTACACATCTAAACTATAATCCGAATATTCCAAAGTTAATTTTTTTGTCGAAAAAATCTCTGTCAGGGTGTTCAGAATCGACTTTAATTTTGGGCGGAGGTCTACGGTGTATCTAACTTTTGGGGGGTAAATCTTCGCGTCGAGGTAACGATTGTATAACACGTTATCTCCGTTTTTAATCATAAGTGAAAAACTCTCTGGACCCTCGATAATTGATGTTTCCATAATCTGTGGATTCTCATATATGTCATACATATTGTCTAGCATATAAGATGCGGTTCTCACTCGTAAGTCGGACTTAAACCCGTCAATGAATTCAGAAATGTAATCGTGAAGTTCCATTGAGTTACGGGCTTTGTGATTATAACCCCTAACATTGAAAAATCGTTGTACGATAATGTTTCCATTAACTTTGAGTAAAAACTCCAACTTGGTTGAATCTTGTTCTTTCATAATTAGTTTTTTTGATTTTTAAATTTCTTTTTTTCTTTTCTTGTTAGTTTCATTATTGGTCTTAAGAATTCTACCCACGCATCGTCGGTTTTGGGTAGGAATTTGAATATTCCGTCATCCATCATCATTTTGATTAGGTTCTTATACCCCCTACCATCAGGGTCCAAAGTTTCTTTATAATATTCTTCAACAATAGTTTTACCTTGGTCTGTGATAAGTGGTTCGGACAAATCAATTATCTTTTGATTAATCACAAAAAATTCTTCACCATAAATTCCGTCTTTTGTTTTACCTGTGAGTAGATTTTTAAGGGCCGTGTTTTCTTTGTCCTCTTTGAGGAGTTGTTCTGCTTTTGACAAAATATCACTAAAGGTGATGGGATTTTCAAGTATCTCGGGAAATAATTTCACCAAAGTTTTTTCTCCCATCAAACGAATACCATCGATATTGTCTGACGTATCACCACAAACAATTTTGGTTGTTTTGATATTATAGTGGGGAAACTCCAAGTCCTTATTTTTAATCATATCACCCATCTTATACGTTCTTTTTTGTTGGGGTGAATATACAGAGACCTTTTCAGAAATTAGTTGTGTTAAATCCCTATCTGATGAAAAAATTGTTTTTTGTTCGTCTTCCGATATGTGACAATAATATGCAATCAAATCATCGGACTCGTTGTTATTTACTTCAACCTGTCTTACAAACATCTCTTCCAAATATTGTTTGATTCGTTCTTTTTGTTTGTAAAATGATTCCTTCTTTTGGTCCGTCTCGGTTGAGGTCCTGTTTTCCTTATACTTGGGGTATATGAGTTTTCGTGCCGATGAGTTTGAGTCACCGTCCCAAAATACAACTACCTTATCAAAGTTTTGTTCTTCTATGAACCTTCGGAGGGTATTTAAAAAATGATAAATACCTCCGATATGTTCACCTTTATGGTAATACTCCTTTACCCCGTAAAACCCAATTTTCAAAAGGTTATTACCATCAACTAAAAGTGTTTTTGTCACTTTGTTATTTTTTTAATTAAACATCCTGTTCTTCTGTAAACTTCACATCGTTAAAATCAGTCCCCAAAATATCTTTCCAATATTCTGAGTATTCCTTTTTGTATTTTTCAACCGATGCTTTTTCTTCTGCGGGTTCTTTTGCTGCCAAAAATCCGTGTGGTGTAACTATAATCTTACCATCTTCATAACCCAATCCGTTGATGTGGTTTTTGATAACGGAAATCTTACTTCTTGTTGCAAACTTAACTGAACGTTTGTCTTTGGTTGCTGAAATCTTTGTTGTACCAGCACCTTTTTGATTACCAAACAAGAATACCAAAGATGAGTTCAACCAAATCGCCTCACCACCCTTTGCCTTAATCTTCGGTTGACCAAATGGATTATCAGGTAATTCAACCCAAGGCTGATTAACGATAATCAAAGTGTTCTCGTATTTACTATCTGCTCTACGTGAGCCTGAAATTCTTTGGTTGATACCCATACCGATTTTATCGGCAAGAACCGCTGCATTATGTTGTTTTCCACCCTTGCCTTCGTAAGTCATCTTACAAGGAACTGAACCAACTGAGTCCCACATAATACATAATGAATAATCTAAATCACCCTTATCTTGAGCATCCAACAATTCATTAATATAATCTGTAATTTGTTCAATATATTGAAATGAGTTGTTAAATAAAAAGAACCCATCCCAATCCATTTCCCCTGTTGACTCATCAACAACCTCATCGCATTCAAAACCCATCATCTTTGCGTGGTCAAATGACCATTTTTGTTCAGTGATAATGAATACAGGTAAAGTTTGTTTTTTCTGAGCATCAACAGCCGTCTTTACAAGTGCGGTTGTCTTACCTGTGTCTGAGTGACCCAAAAACATATTAATGTGTCCAATTGCGGGACCAGGTAAACCCACTGCGTCCAAAAAATCAGGACCTAAGTCAAAGAATCTTTGTGGTTTATATTTTGCCGACGTTGAAAACTTTGTCTTTATTGATTTAAAATCTTGTTTCTTTAAGGCCATATTAAATTTCGTATTTGTAGAATTGTTCCAAGTTTTCGAGTTTGTCTTGTGCGTTTGCTCGTTTCTCAATTAACTTGTCCATTTCTTCAATATGTTGTGGGTGTTCTCCGATACCAACAGGGTTTGTGAAATAAACAAGTAATGATGCTTCGGCATCCAACATTTCACCCTCATATTTCTTTTTAAGGGCCTCGTACATTTTTTGTCTGATTTTGTCCATGATATTAAGTTAAATTAATTAAATATAATAAAGGATGGACACTTTGTCCAAGTAAATGTCCATCCTATGATTTTGTTTGATTAGAAAGGTAAGTCCTCGTCAGGAGCTTCCATTAGTTGTGGGTCTTCAACTGAAGGAGTAAAACCACCTACAGATGTTGTACCTACGGATGAGTCACCGTAAACGTATTTTCCTGCGTCTGAGTCCCAATGTGGAGTTTCTCCTCGAGCGATTGCCTCTAAATACTCAACAGGTTTTTTTGAATACACGTCAGCCCAAGTGAGTTCGTCACTTAACCAAGTTTTTTGAGTGTCGACATCTTCGTGTAATGGTTGGGGGTCATCATACATAACCGCCTGAATTACGGTATAAGGTTTACCGTTGTTTGCCTTTGTTTTGGTAAGTTCCAATAAGAGGTCACGACCTTTTTCTGCATCAGTGATATCACCTTTTGCTCTCCAAATTGGAATAATTTTGTCCAAGATACCTTCTTTTTTGTAGTTGTGTTTGAATCTCCAAAACTTTGGTCCGTCTTGTTCTGCGTCACGGTCAACTACTTTTACAATATAAAATAAACGAGAACGGTAGTTTCCTGCGAGTTTCTTGTCAGACTCTTTACCTGTTGACATCAATTCTTCGAATAGTTCATTAAGTGGTGAACGTTCATTGTCGTTTTTACCTGGGTCATAAAGTTTTACCCATTTTCCGTCTACTTGTACTTCGTGATACCATACCTCCTTGAACGGGGAACTTCCGTCGCTTGTTGGGAGGATACGAAGACGTTTTGTCCCTTGACTTTCTTTGTCGCCGAGAACGGCTGCAAAGTATTTTTTCATTCTCTCGTCTTGACTCATCTTTGAGCCAGAAGACGTACTTGACTTTTGTTGTTTTTCATACTGAGCCAAAACAGCATCCATTGCATTTGTCGCCATAAATTATATATTAGATTGTTAAATTGTTTTAGAAATATAGGTGTTTTAAAGTGGTTGTCAAATAAAAAAGGGTGCTTTTGGGGCACCCTTCTAATAGAATATTATTAAAGTTATTTAACCTCAACAGGTTTTTGATTACCAGGAAAATCTCTGAAACTGTCTCTAACTTCTGATGGTGAAAAATCTTTAACTTCATCGGTTGTTAAAACATATTCATTTTTTCCTGATTTTTCCATTTCTTCTTCTTTATCTACGAAAAAATCTGAAAGTTTCTGATTGTAAGGTCCTGAATCCAAACTTCTTAACTCAAGTTTTTCTTGAGCCGTTTTTGGTCTATATTTTTCAACTTTTGCCTCTAACGAATCGATTTTGGAAACTAATTTATCCATCTCACCCAACTTACTTTGTAGGGTTTCCAGCTGCCCAAAAAGGTTATTAAAATATTCCTCTTGTTTTGATTCAATATTTTGTTGTGATGTTACCAAATCAGTAATATCCATTTCTTCGGTTTCATCACCTTCCTTTTCTTCTGACTCCCCTTCAGGTCCGATTTTTTCAACATCGGGGTCTGTTGCAGGGTCAATTGGAGTTGGTTCAGCCGGTGGTGTCGGTGCCACCCCTTCAGGAGGAGGTGGTGTTGCACCTGCTGTTGGGTCCGCACCCGCTAAAGGGTCCGCTGGTGGCACATCTGTCGGAGGTGGTACATCCAAAGCCTCTTGTTCTGTGATATATCTATTAATCTGATTATATCTTCTCAATTCTTCTAAAATTTTTTCGTCTACTTTCATTTTGTTATCCATTCAATAATTGTTTTATTCCTGATGCGGTTTCTACTTGAATCTTTTTTGATTGATTCATTGTATTATCTACTCTTTCGATAAGACCATCTTTCATTCTTACAGTGTAGCATTCACCGCTGTCCAAATCACAAACTTGTTTTGAACCATTTCCCAAATCTTTTTCGGATACCCTTGTATTCTTACCAAGATAATTATCCAATATATTTTTAACTGAGCTCATATGTTTTTTTTTATATAAATATCATGATTTGTTATAAATTACAAACCTAATATTTCGGCTTGTTGAATTGCTGATTTAATTTGAGATATTCTATCTTTACACTGTTGAGTTGGAAAAATAGTTGTCTCATAATTTATGTTTGTGTCCTCCAAAGGATATGAGGTAAATAGGAAATTATCCATAGCCTTAGCCAAACTATCTATGTCATTAATTTTACCTTGATTATTTTTAATATCCGCACCACTCAAAAGTTTACTATCAACTTTAGCCTTAAGATATTCCGCAATAAAGTTCAAACTATCTTCAACCGAATCAAAAACTGCGAACGGTGATTCTGTATTATTTATAGAACCGCAAAAATATGATTTTGAAAGTTTTGAGTTTCTTGGACCATAATCTTTTTCTTCGTTATTAACTTTCAAATCGAGTCTAATATTTGTGAAATTAAGTTCATAGCTACCAAAACCTGACCCGGTATTAGAGTTCAACCATAATAAACACCAAATTGAATAGTTTAATTTTGATAGGACTTTAGAGTTTGTCGATACTGATGCAATATTATTGGTGACTCCTGTGATTTCATCTATCATTTCTTTATATGAGAAATTGGTTATGACAGGATTTGTTACCGAGGTATAAGTATTGTATTTCTGATTTGGTTTACACAAATCAGAAGTAGATGGTTTTAAGTTTTTTGATGCCTCTTGTTGGTTTTGTTTTTCGGATGCAGTATTTTGTGAAATTGTTTGATTCTTTGTTTTTTCTTGTTTTACTTGTGTAAAAACTGTTTTTAAAAGATTGGTCACTATTCCTTGGATATAACTATCTATGTCAGGTAAACTGAAAATAGACTGTCTGACACCTTCAAATTGAGTTGTGAAACTACCAGGTTGGATATTATGATTTACACCTAAAATCATATATGAACCTGAAAACATAGGTACATGTCTTAAGTTAAAATACATCATTGGCTGTATCATAGCGTTACCCATCATTTGAACCGTGCAACCATAACTTCTAGTTTTGTACAAATTATATAAAGACACATTTTGGGTTGAGGTTTTTCTATTGCCGGCTTGGTTTGCTATATCAGTAAGTTGTTGTAATGTCTCAGATGTTGGTTTACCATTGTCTTGACTTACAGAAATATTTGTAAATACGCCTTGATTTTGTACACCCATATCAACCGTGAAACCGACAACTCTATTTGATTTACCCCAATCATTTTTATTAACCAAATTATCAATCAAAGTATTTGAATCTAATTTTTGGAAATAAATTCCATCGTCTTGATACGCATAATCAGGTTTATTTATCTGTAAATGTTCTGATGGTTTACCGGCATAAAAACAAACCATTTTTGGTCCTGAGTTTCTATAATCAACATTAGGATGTGTTCCAAACAAATCATTTGCAAACTCCAAAGAGTTTTCAACTTTCGGTATCGCATTTTTAACTGGGTCTTGTACGTTGTAGAAGTTAACGAAAGAAGGTAATGACATTACTTGGAAATGGTTCATTTGTAATACCGATTGTATATAATACAATAAACTTGTGGTTGCGTTTATGTTCGTCAATAAGTTGTTTAATGAAAAAATATCAACCAAGACTTTATCACCAATATCTCTACTAGCCCTATCAATAAGAAGTACATCTTCAAAAATAGTTTTATATTTCAAGTCATATCCCGCAATCCATCTGTCGTTAGTAGACTTTAAAGACTCCCAAATTTCAACTTTACCCTGATTACCTATTAATTCAGAAGATAAATTACTTTGTGTGGTGAAACTTACGTCTCCCAAATTCTTTTTTAGTTTTGTGAAAGTCGAGGTTAGAACTAAATCTTGGAACTTATTGTTATTATTAATATAGTTAGTTATGTCTGTTAAGAATTTAGTTCTATTATAAGAACCATCTTTGTTTTTTTGAGTCGCATAAATCTTAATTAGAGGGTAAAGTGTATCGATATTTTCAGAAGAAAACTCAACATTATTATCAATAAAAAAATCAAATATAGTTGAGCCAGAGTCTGTATATTTTATTCCATCAACTTCAGAAAAACCAACGTTTAATAATAAACTCTTCCAAGCATTCGGATAATTAATCGATACCGCACTTAATGGAATTATATTATTGATTGAGGGAAGGGCGTTAGGTGTATAGTTAGAATAAGTTAACGGTTTTATAGGGTCTATTATGCTATTTACACCGTATTTTTTTGAGGATGAACTTGTGAACGACAAAAATAATTGTTTATTATATTCACTTGGATTTCCGTATTTGAATAAAACGTCATACTCCAAAAAGTTTTGAATTATTCTTCTAATATTAGAATATTGTTCTTTTTGTAGAGAAACTAAATCAGTATTTAATTTATCGATTGGTATTCTCATCATTTCCGTAAACATTTTATGGAAATTTTGCATAATCACAACATTCTCAGTAGGTGTTGATGAACTTAGTTGTGTTGCGTCAATTGGTTGGAAATCGTATTTTGACAACGAGAATTTCAAAAACAGTTGTTCTAATTCGTCCAAAATGTCCTTTTTAAAGGTTGTGGTGACCTCATCGAAATAAGAGTAGTTCTCTGTTTTTGTTAATGTGAAATTATCTTGTATTTCAGTGTCTGAATGTATTTCTTTAATATATTGGTTATAGTCAGGTTTTTGAACCTGTGAGTTATTAAACCATCCATAATTTGGTGCCATCCAAAAAGTTCTGACTGAACCATTATACATGGAAGGGTTATCAAAAGGTTCTATTATTTTTTCAGGGTTGGATAAAGTACTTGAGATGTTTTTGAAGCATTCATTAAAGGTTTGATTAAAATTATTCCCAACAGAAGGTATTGTGAAGAAGCTTGTGTCATCAATATTATTCAACGAAACCGTGTAGGAATTCATAACTAATGTTCTACCTGTATTTGTTTTGTCGAATCCAAATGTTGCGATATTTGTTGCGGTTCTATTAACGGTCAATCCAGAATTAATACCGTTTTGAATATCTTCATTTGTGAACCCTATAGTGAAACCTGTA